CTCCACCAATGCCCACGTTGCCCTCGTTGTAATAGATGTCATCGCCGTTAGTAGCCAGAGACCACTGTCCTTCACCAGCACCACTACCCAGCTTAATAATTGAAGAACCATCATTGGTATACAGTTGCTTATTAGTTAAGTCAACCGCTAGTTCACCTCTGTCTACATCGCTTGTCGTAGGAGCACCTGAACCAGTCTTAGTAATAATTTTAGTAGCCATTAATATGAGCCTCCGTCAATGGTTGACAGTGTTGTTGCTATAGAAGTTGTACCAGAGCCTGTCACAGCACCAGTCAGTGTAATAGTTTCGTTACCTGAGATATAGCCACTGTCATTAGTCCACTGGCTTATGTTACCTGATTTATTAGTCAGCGTGTCGCTAGAGTCTGCTGTAATGTAAGAAGATAGGTCAGGCGGTGTATACGTAAACACACCGTTGAGATTGTTGTACTCTAGGTTAGCGGTTCCTACAGGGTCCACAGTAACAGATAGATCGTCTAGTTGTATACTACTGCCACCAGAGCCACCTAAGAATAACCACACAGTACCGTTGTACATGTACATGGAATCGTTGGTAGTACTAAAGAATAAGGCCCCTGTCTCTAGAGGGTCACCTTTGTTGTCTGTGGTAGGCTCAACGGCCTTAGGGCCTAAGTAACGCTTGTCAAAGTCGTCGTAGAGAGCCTCAGTAGCTACTCTGGAAGCTTCAGCACTCTGGGCGCTTTGGCCCGCCTCCTTTGCACTTTCAGAAGCACTCGCAGCGTACTGGGCAACTTTTGACGCATAAGCGTCTGTAGTAGCATCACCTGAACCACCATCGCCTCGATAAATGGGCATAGAACGCTCCTGAAAATACAAAGAAAATAAAAGGGGCCATTGCTGACCCCTGTGGTACTAGTCTTAAGCGGCAACGCCCAAGATGAGACCAGCCTCAGGACGGTAGGTTTCGATACCGTACAGAGTGTCAGCAGTGTACAGAGTAGAAAGATACTCTTGCTTGTACTGGGTCTGCGAACGTACAGCCATCTGCTCCGCTAGAACAATAGCGTCTTTGTGGAAGAACAAGCAACCACGTACACCAGTGTCCATAGTGGGGCAGTTAGACGATACGTATACGTCTACACCGTAGAGGTTACCGATGAGTCCTGACTCTACAGAACGACCATTTACAAAGTCGCTAGAGACGTAACGATCAATTCCCATGATGTCACGACGAGCAGCCGGTGGGATCACCAACGCACGGTTGTCCATAGGAACGTCAGCGTCGTCGAGGATCTTGATAGCCTCACGGAAGCCTTCGTCGTTAAACGCTAGAGCAGTGGCACCAGCAGTGAAAGGCACAACAGTTGTTCCGTTAAACATCCAGCTAGCAGAGTTGACCCAATTAGCCGCCGAAGGGCTTACAGTACGAGTACCGTCCCCGAAACCAGTAGCACAGTTAATGAGATCAGTGTCTACTTGGACAGCCAACTGATAACCAGCATCTTCTGTGTAGAACTGACGCAGAGTAGACAGAGCCTGTACTTCTACGATGTCCTCAATAAGACGCGAGTACTCAAAGTGACGGTCTACAGCAATCGTGAGTTCCTGCTCGACGTTAGCCTGAATCGTAACCGCAGTGTCAGCTACTTTAGCGTTAGCTTCTCCACGGATGGGCTTAGGTACGTGAATCAGGTCACCCTTCTTGCCCGTCATAGCCATACGCTTGACGAGGGGAGCCATCTTGAGGTTCTTTTGGTACGCGGCAATTACCTCATCACTCCAGATTTCTGGAATGAAAGTGTCTGCCGCTGTTTTGTTGACAATTGACCCACCGCCAACTGTTCCGGGATACGGTTGTTCAGCCATGATATTTCTCCTTTAGGCTATCGAACTCGACCCTCGGCGTACGCCTTCAGTAATTCATCTGATAGACTTTGGTAACGCTCTGGGTCGGTTTTCATAAGTTTAATAATGTCAGCACGACGATAAACCTTCTTACGTGACCCTTCTGCTGATCCACGGGCGTTGCCTGTGCTAGCTGACTTTACCTGACTCTTACGGGCTACTCGTTCAGCCTGTGCGGTCTGTTGAACTACTTGGCTACGTTCTTTCCAGTTGCTAAATAGTTCATGTGCCGCGTCGTAGTCGTACTGCTGGTCAGCCTGTACAAACAACTGTGTTCGAACTTTAGAACCCTTGATCCACTCAGCAAACTTAGGATCCTGAAGTACTTGATCCATATCTGGGTGTTGCTGTTGAAGTTGTGCCTTAGTAGACTCCCTCTTAGCTAGGGCAGTGTACTCTTGCGCTTCTCTGATCTTAGGGTGGTTATCTATAGCTCTACTAACAGCCGTCTTAGGATCAACAAAGAAATCTACATCATCATCTTCATCGTCTATTTGTTGCTGTGGTTGAGGTGCTGGTTTTTCTGAGAGTTGTGTTTGGATGTAGCTATCAACAACACCACGTAGATCGCCAATTTCCGTACTCTGTTTGCCCGTAAACCTCTCAAGCTCTTGGTGCATCTGTACGAGGTCTTCTACGGACTTACCTTGGTACTTTTCCGGTAATTCAGGCTCCTGAGGTTGTTCCTCTTGCTCTTGAGGAGTCTCTGTGGTATCCTGAGTGTCTAACTGATCTACTGGTTCCTGATCTTCATCCTTACGCTCATCGAGTAGTGTCGCTCTTGACATTGTAAACTTACCCCGCCTTTATAGGTTATGGAGAAATAAAATGGAAGTTGCCCCGAAGGATTTCCGTTAGTTGGCCCCAGCCTCCTGATGCTCCTTTACCCACTTCATGTGCCTACCGGGGAAATCCCCAGAAGCACCCTCTAGTACGCTAGGAGTGGCCGAGACGATCTTTATAGCGTTAGCACCACATCCGCACCTACTGGACGTAGTACCTGACTCTACAAATTGTTCAAATATGTGACCATTGGTACACTTAAACTCAAATACCTTAATCATCTTCTTCAGCAGCCTTAGTAGCTTCTTCGTAGTTAGTTGTCATTATAGTTTCTAAGTTTAGTAAGTGAGATAGTAAGTTTAGTTGTCCCTTACGAAACTGTAGATCCTCTGCATCTTTAGTAGCTTCTACAGAGTTAATGTTGGCTACGTTGCTACCAAAGTCCTGCATGAGTTGTTTCCAACCGTCCTGCATAAAAAGACTAAAGTAATTGTCGTAGTACTTCTGTGTTTCTTGATCCACTTGAGGCCTCTCAGGTTGTCTCTGGTTAATGATATGTACCTTAGTATACTCTATATTATACCATACTTTTACTCAAAAGTCAAGCTTTTTCTTTAGTTTTGGTATTATTACCACTCTTATGCTTATTTAGGGCCTCAAGTTTAGCCTCTAAATCCTTCACGCGCACCTCTAAGGACTCAAAGGCCCCGTTGATCTGCTTGAGTAGGTTGTTGATTTCAGTCTGTGTCATTAGCATTGCTTTTCTCCAGCTTAGATAGCCTTTACATTATTACGTCAGCCTTCCCTCAAGAAGGAGAACAAATGAACGATGTACCAACCCTCGTCGCCCATCATGGAACTGCCATAGTGATTTTCGTGATCGAGATCCAGAGTTATGTAATACCCGCTCTTTTCAGAGTTAGAAATTTGGCACTGGTACTGCAACTGACCGGTCATGCTAGTAATCACGATGTATCCCATATTTCTGCCGGCACTAACCATCGGCATAAGGTAGTGACTGGCGGGTAGCTTCCACTTAAACTTACGAAAGTCGTTCATTGCACTAGTGGGTGCGTTGTATTGATTTTGGAAGTAGAAAGTCTTGCCGTCAGTCCCGTTACCCTTCTTCCATAGCCGCTCCATATGGTTTAGCAGATTGCCCTTTGAGCCGCCAACCTTGCTGTCCACATATCCACAAGTCGCTAGATTGTCGGGGCTTCCCTGCTTGCCCATGTAATTGATGGCATCAATACCAGACTGATTGTGGTAGACACTGAAAAGATCGGCGTTGTTTCCTTCTTCTGTCTTGCCCTTGAGAGCAAAGCCAGCTTTGTTGTCACCCGTCCTCGTGATGATGACCTTGTTGTCAAACTTAATCCTAGTGGTCTGAGCCTCTTGGATAGCCTTGTCACCAGTAAGCCGTATGTTATTTACCGAGTGCAGGCCGTTAGTGCTGAGATCAACGTCCTTGTTAAACTGAAACCAGCCATCGGCGTTTTGACCATGCCACGTAATATTTCCGTAGGCGTTCTGGTAGCCGGTGTTGCTGAAGGTTAGCCGAGAGGCTGTTGCCGTTCCGGTTGCCTTACCCGCAATTAAGCAAACCCCCTCTCCATCAAAATCTTTGGCCTCAAA